AAAACATTACCTACTTTAAAAAGAGGTGGTGTTCCTAAAAATAAAATTCATGTATTTGTTGCTAATAAAACTGAAGAAAAATTATATAGAGAAAAATTGGATCCTAATACTTATGGTAAAATTATAGTAGGTAAAAAAGGTCTAGTAAATCAAAGAATATTTATTAGTGAATATTTTCCTTTAGGTACTTGCGTTGTTTCTTTAGATGATGATGTTGAAAAATTTCAAAAATTAAAAGGTTCCACTTTTAAAATTAGTAAAAAGAAAAAAACCATGAAAAAAGATAAATCACAAAATAAAATTATAGAATTAAAAAATGTAGATAAGTTTTTTAAAGATGCTTTTTCTTTATTAAAAAAAGAAAATTTATATTTATGGGGTGTCTATCCTACCAATAATCCATTCTTTATGGATAATAAAGTAACAACAGATTTAAGATTCATTATTGGTGTAGTTCACGGTTATATTGTAAGAAAAGATAAATCATTAAGACCTAGCAAACAATCTCTCAGTAAAGAAGATATTCATCAATCAATATTATATTATTTAAAAGATGGTGGTGTATTAAGATTCAGTAATGTTTCATTTAAAACTGTATTTAATGCACCTGGTGGATTGGGTACTAATAGATATGGTATGAATAAAACAGCACAAGAATATTTATGTAAAACTTATCCTAATTTAGCAAAGAAAAAATTTAGACCTGATGGCACACCTGAAGTTCGTTTAATTAATAATCCTGAGTTATAAAAAAAGTTGTTATTTTTTGTCTATTTATTTTATATTGTTTTTTGTCTATTTATTTTGTTTGTTTTTTGTTTATTTTACTCTCAGTATAGTCCCTTGAACTTTGAAACCATTCTTGCCTGGATTCTTGAGCATGTATTCATCATCTGTGGTCATCGGTACTTCTTTCCAGTCAACTTTGCAGAATATAGCATACATGGGATCATGAATCCATACTTTTTTGATGGCGCTGAACTCATCAGGAATCGCAGGCGTAGAAAACTTCTCATAAGTAGTAAGGACTGTACCCACATAATGTTTTGAGTTGTTCTTGGACAAGTCTCCATAGTACATGTGTGCTATGTCACCCGGTTGAATGATCATGGCTTCCTCATAACAACGCCAAACCTCTCCATTCTCACCGAATGCATGTGAGAGATGAATACCATCCTTCGCACAGGCATCGACGATGGACTTGGACAGTGGCGAATTGCGAGTAGACCTCTTGCGATTGACGTCGACATTACACATCATCTTGAAATGACGCGGACTAGAATTTTCTTCGGCATCCTCAAATGCTCCCGGAGGTGCCGAGGATAAAAACTCCTCGACAGAAGATCTTGTAACTTTAAACAATGACGTTTGCATAGGTGTCGTTTACTTTTTTAAGTTGTTTGTTGCTTTGATTAGCACTCAATAACTTTGATTTACAAAACCATAAATAAATAATTCAAATTTATTTAATGAATAAAATTTTAATAAAAAAAATTTATAGCTAAATTTATTATGTAAATTTAATTATCTTCTTCTACGACGAGTTTTGGATTTCTTCTTCTTGGATTTTCTCTTCTTAGATTTTCTCTTCTTAGACTTTCTTTTACGATAACGACCACCACCGCCCGTACCTTCTTTAGTATATACAAGTACCAACAGATCTGGGTCGTCATCATCATCAAATAATTCCTCCTCCTCATCCTCTGTCTTTCTCCGTATTTCTCTCAGAAAGAAACTATTAAAATCCTTACCCGTAGCCGCGCCGCGCAAATCGACCATCTCAGTGTTATCATAACCTAAATATACTTTCGCACTCGTCTCAACGTCTAAGTCAATTAACACCTTACCAACGGTTATGCCTTTCTTCATTTCTTTGATGGAAGACTCCTTAAAAATTTTTTCACCGCGCTCGCCTGAATCAAATTTTGCCACTTTCAATATTTTCAGCATTTTATATAATATATAGATAGAAAATATTTTTAATTTAATTAATGAATAAAATTTTAATAAAAAAAGTTTATTTTATTTTTTTGTCTTTATATTATATATTGTTTTTTGTCTATTTTATATTATATTTTTTTGACTTTATTTAATCATAGTAAAATATCCAAGTACTGCACCCTTTTTGGTATGTAAATGAAGATTCTATTTCACTATATGTTTTTTGTCCATTGATTGGATGTCTGAACCAATATACTTGTCCCTTTGGTGCTTTCAACATCACTTTATGCTTACATTTTATAGCATAATCAATTGCTTCTTGTTCATTCTTGAATCGTCCGCTGTCGCAATGACCTTTATGTGGACCACCCCAAGATGTATTCTCTTTTTTCTTCCACTCAACCGTTTCTTCAGCATCATCAAATGCACCGGGAGGCGCAGAGGATATCAAATCTGATGCATCCTTCGGTGCTTCTGGTGAGAACTTTTGATATCTGGTAGTCTCCAACCAAAACTTCCGCGCTTTTTGATCACGGATATTCTGAGTGAATTCTGCCATGCTTTCAGTGAACACCATCTTCTTGTTCTGTTGTGCGCTTATAACTTGCGAGATTGCTTTGTTGTGAGTTTGTGTTGCCTTGATTAGCACTCAATAACTTGATTTACAAACAAATTATAAATAATTATTTCAAATTTTTCACAAGAATCAATTTTCTAATAAAAAATACATTACAGCTGTATGTATATTTGGAAAAGCATAATCTACATAATATGGTTTATCTATAAAGTTTATATTTACCCATATTGTATACCATCCTCTACTCTTTGCTGTTTGTAAATTCTCTAATCTATCATCAAAAAAATAATAATTATTTCTATCATTATATTTTTTTCTTATATCCTGTTCTATAAATTTATATGACTCTACATATGGTTTCATATATGGTATTGTATCTCTAGCATATAATTTATCAAAATTATTTGTTAAGTTCATTTTATTTAATATTTCTTTAACATGTCCATATGTTCCATTTGAATATATATATTTTGGAGAACTTAAATTATTTAAAATTCTCGATAAATTTATATCAACTCTAATATTTCTATAATCAACAATTCCAAATGGATAATAAATTATTGTATCATCTAAATCAAAAATGAATATTTTCATATAAAATATTAATATATATATTTTTAAATTATACTTAAAAAAATATTGACAATATTATTGAAATGTCTAAAAATAATAATTCTGAAACTTTATTATCTGAAGAAGAAAAAAGATATGTTATTTTTCCTATTAAACATGAACCTTATTGGAATATGTATAAAAAAGCAATAGCTAACTTTTGGACTGCTGAAGAATTAGATTTAACTAAAGATCTTAAAGATTATAATAATTTATCTAATGATGAAAAACATTTTTTAAATAGTATATTAGCATTCTTTGCTGCTTCAGATGGTATTGTTAATGAAAATCTAGTAGAAAGATTTTGTAATGAAGTACAAATATTAGAAGCAAAATTCTTTTATGGTTTCCAAATTGCTATAGAAAATATTCATTCTGAAACTTATTCATTATTAATTGATACTTATATTAAAGATTTAGTTTTAAAAGATAAATTATTAAATGCTATTGAAACTATACCGAGTGTTAATAAGAAAGCAGAATGGGCACTAAAATGGATCAGTGATACATCTAACTTTAATAAACGCGTTATAGCATTTGCATGTGTCGAAGGTATTTTCTTTTCTGGAGCATTTTGTTCTATATTTTGGTTAAAGAAAAGAGGTATTATGCCTGGATTATGTCATAGTAATGAATTAATTAGTCGTGATGAAGGATTACATACTGAGTTTGCTATATTAATGCATCATTCTTTACAAAATAAATGTTCTGATTCAGATATTTTAGAAATTGTTCAAGAAGCAGTATCTATAGAAAAAGAGTTTATAACAGAATCATTGCCTTGTAAATTAATTGGTATGAATAATGATTTAATGAAACAATATATTGAATATATTGCTGATAGATTATTATTAATGTTAGGTTTAAAGAAAATATATAATGCTCAAAACCCATTTGATTGGATGGAAGCAATATCTATTCAAGGTAAAACAAATTTCTTTGAAAAAAGAGTAGGAGAATATTCTAACGCAGCTAATCCTAATTCTAATGCGGATGACAATAACTTTGAGTTAGATGAAGATTTTTAAAAAATATTATGATAAATCTAGAACTAAGAAAGATATAAATAATAATAGCATATTCATTATATCTTTATTAATATAAAAATACATGAATGGAATATAAAATAATAATAATCCACTATAATGATTTTCCCTAATTATTTTCCAATTATTTCTAATTTTAAATCGAAGGTCTACAATCAATTCATTAAAATCGGGTATAGAATCAATTGTTATTATTATTATAAATAAAGTAGTAAATATATAATTAAAAGGTTTTATAATATTATTTACAGATTTTAATGATTTTAAGATATTATTCATTTTATATATTATATAATATAAAAAATTATTAATAATTTATTGATTATCAGTTAACCAAAGAACATATAGTAAAAGAACCATATTTTCAACATCACCATTCATGTACAAGCATACAAATAATAAGAATAAGAATACTTGACCAACTGAAGTTGTTAAAACACTATTAACTCTAGACATTACTTGTTTTTGAATATTAGATCTCATTAATAAATTGAGAGGGAGCATAGAAAAAGCAATTACACAAAATAATAAAGTAGTTAATAAGTGTGAGGAAGATTTTACAACATTAGCAACTGGTTTGAGTGGAGCTAAAACTTTTTTTATTTGAGCAGACATATTTTTTATACTATAACATAGATTTTTTTTTTTTAGAAATTAAATAATTAATTAATTTTTATATATTTAAGAATTAATTAATATAATATATTATATGGATTTAAAATATATTTTAAATTCTAATAATAATAATGATGAAAATGTTCAAATTCATAAAAAATCTTCATTCTCTCATGTAAAAAAATCTAATACAACTAATTATTCTAATAAAAATGAAATTGATGATTTATTAAAATTGGAAAAACAAAATCTTTATTATAAATCTTGGAATAAAATTGATAACTCTACCAAAAATAATTTATTTAAAGATTTTGTTTCTATAGAAAAAAACAAAAATGATTTAGATGAAAAACAATCATTACTTTTAACAAATTTATTAATCAATAATATTAAAAAATTAAATAAAGCATCTGAAGTTCAATATGATCAAGATGAATGTAAAATTATTAAAATTTATAATTTAATATTTAATCAAGATAATAAATGTTATTCATTAAATATTATTGATAAAAAATCTAAACCTTCTAACTCTAATAAATCTAAATCTAGATTAGATAAATTTATTAAATAAACTAATCTATTAAATTACTTAAATATGATTCAATACCTTTTTCTTGTTCTTGAATCATATACAATTTATCATGACTTTTTACTGTCATCTTTCTAGATATAGTATGTTTTTCCATATTATTAGCAATCTCTTCCACTTTTTTAACTGTATTTTTATAATATATTATCTGCTTTTTTATTAAATTTAATATTAATAAATAATTTAAAAATATATTTTGAATATTTACAGGTATATTTTTATCTTCACTTATATCATTAAATTCTAAATATAATTCTTTATTTTTCATACTTAAATCTAATAATAAACAAGTATTTAATTTATTTAAGTTTCCTTCATATCTATCTAATTCACTACTTATTTCTTCTGTATTTTTATTAAATTCTTTTAATGATTTAACAAATGTATCCATACGATCCACTATATCTTCTTCTTCCACTATATCTGTAACATTATTTGATTCTACACTTATATTTATTTCTTTAAATCTTTTACATAATTCATTTATATTTTCTATTAAACTTTCTATTAATTGAACTTGATCTTCTTTAAATATTTCTTTAAATAATATATCTGATAAATCATCCCATTCATTTTTAACATTATCTATATATTTTTGTACATTACTATTACCCATTAATTTACTCATTTGTTTATTAAATACATCTAATATTTCATTTAAAAATACAAACATTGTATCTTTTTTAACATTATTATACTTTAAAACATGTGATAAAAATGATAATTCTTCTATATTTGTTCTATCTGAATTTGTAATTATTATTGGTTTATTTATCTGTATTTTACCTTCTATCACCTCTCGAACTAATAATTTTAATTCTAAAAAACCTTCAGACATTATATAAATATATTATATATATTATTTTAAATAACCTATCAATTTAACATATTTATTTTTTTGTAATAAAAATCTCTTCAATACATTCTTATCTTTATGTACCTGATTACCCATAAATATTTCCATTGGTGATTTAGGTGCCTTATTTTTATCTTTATAATACATATTCGCCTTTATACCATTATATATTTTATCACCACCAGGATGTTCTGAAATCCATTTACTTAAATCATATACTCTTAATTCTTCTTCTATATCCATTATTATCCATTTATCTTCTTTTAATACTTCATCTATACTATATTTTTTTAACTTTTTTTCTTTCTTTTGTTTTACTTTAATATTTTTTAATTTCATTAAACTCATTACATCATAACAACTCTCTAATGCTCCTTCAATCCATGCTTGTTTTTTACTATATGATTCACCACATATATATAATTCTTTTTCATCAATAGGTTTTAACATTTTTTCATATACATTATTCATATCTTCACCCACTTTCCAAAAATGACATCCATTTTCCCAATAATGAAACATTACATCTTCTGGTTCTGGTGGATCTATCCCAAATAATTCTTTTATTTCTTTATGTATTGCTTTTATTAATTTATCTTTTCCTGAATTATATATTGTTAATAACATATTTGCATATAATTCATCAGTATAACTAATCATTATTAAACCATTATTATAATCAATTGGTATTATATGTCTTATATAATTATCTGTTGTTGTTCTTTTTATATTTTTAAACCATACTTTACAATCTTTTACTGGATATTTAAAATATATACGTAATAATGATATACCATTTACTGAATCTATCTCTTTTACATCTTTTAAATATTCTACCTGTTTTAAAGATTCTTGTGGGATTGTAAATATAATCTTTTCATAATTATATTTATATCCTTTATCAGTTGTTACTAAACTATCTGACATTTCTGATAAACTTTCCTCTAATTTTAATGTAACATTATTAGAACTTTCTAATAATTCGACTATCTCTTTTATTATTGATGATAATCCATTTTTTAATACATAATATTTAGTATCTCCATGAAATAAATCTTTTTTAAACATATTTATTGCAGCATCCGCATTTAATTTAAAAAATTCACTATCATATCCAAAACAACTATTTATATAATCAGCCGTTTTATAATCATATACATCTATTAAATATTGATAAAATAATATATCTTTTAAATATTCTTTTTTATATTCTTTTGATTTTAATATTGATTCCATTAATAATTTATTTATTTTACATTCATCTTTTTTACCATTTATAATTGATTCTATTTTATCTGGTAATTCTATTATATCTTCTTTTAAACCTAATTCATGAATTAATGTTAATAATTTATTATGTTTATTTGAAAATCTCGCCGCACCACACTCATAATGATATCCATTATTATATATAGTATGCACTCGTCCACCATATTCTTTTTCTTTCTCTAAAACTAATATATTTAAATTAGTATCTACTAATTTATATGCTAAAAATAATCCTGATATACCTCCACCTACTATAACTATATCATAACTATCATAAAAAAACATTTTATATATATAATATTATTATATTTTTAATACTTATTAATCAAATAAAATTTATATCCATGATACATAAAAACAACTAAACCTATAATAAACATTATTAAAAAATAATTATCAAATGATTTTACATCAAAATATTTATCAGCTATAAATGGATATGCTAATAATGGTGCTACAAAAAACATATGTACTAAATAAATTAAACTATAATCCATTTATATTACTAATATATATTAATTTAACTCATTAAAATAATTACTAAAAATAATGTATCTATA